TCTCGAAAAGCACGCGGTGAAGGACAACGCCGACGTGGCCCGCATCCTCAAGACGGCTCGCGGTGAGATCGACGACAACGGCGACTTCGTGGTCGGTGGCGCGGCCAGTGGCAGTGAGTCCAGCGATCCGGTTTCGCTGCAACGCATCGTCGGCGGCAAATTGATTGCTCTAAAACCCGACGAGTCACTCGACAGTTTCCAGTCCAACCGCCCAAGTCCGACCTTCACCGGTTTCCTCGAATACCTTCGTCGCGACTCCGCACTCGGTATGATCCCGTTCGAGTTTGCGGCGGATTCCAGCAAGGTAGGTGGCGCGGGTGTTAGATTAGTTGTCGCCAAGGCCGACCGGAGGTTTTCATTTCGCCAGATGATCCTCGAACGTCGCCTGATCCGACCGGTTTGGGCTTATGTGATTGGTGACGCCATCGCACGCGGGCTTTTGCCGCCGGTCGATGGCTGGTGGAAGATCAGCACCGTTCCTCCCAAGCGTGTGACCGTGGACGCCGGACGTGAGGCTCAACAAAACCGTGCCGACGTGGAAATGGGACTGAAAACCCTTTCGGATCACTTCAACGAACAGGGTGCCGACTTCGGCGAGGAAATCGAACGGCGCGCCAGCGATGCAAAGCTCATCCTCGATACCGCAGCGAAATACGGAGTTCCGGTGGACATGCTCTGGAAGCCGAATGGCATGCCCGTCACTCTCCCGGAGCAGGAAGAGCCGCCGCCTGGCCGTTGACACCGCATTCCGGGCGTGAACCCGGTAATTCAACATCGCGAGTGGCTGATCCAACCTGAAGCGCTGCAATCCATGGCCGCCTCGTTGCGGGGACTGGTGGATCGCGGTGGACTTCTTCCGAAGCAGGCAACCGAAAGTCCGTTGCTCACCATCGAGGACGGCATCGGCGTGGTCGCCATCGAAGGCCCGATCCTGCGCAAGCCAGATCTCTTCGCCCGAATCTTCTTCGGTGCCACCAGTTCCGAAGACATCGGCGAGGCTTTGCGTGAAGCAGGGGAGCGCGACGACATCAAGGCGGTGTTTCTCAACATCGACTCGCCTGGCGGCACTGTGGCCGGGACGCCGGAACTCGCGGCGGCGGTAAAGGCTTTGAATGGAAGCAAGCCCGTTTATGCGTTCTCATCCGGTTTGATGTGTTCGGCGGCCTATTGGATCGCCAGCCAGGCCCGCGCGATCTACGCCACGCCCTCCGCCCAGGTCGGATCCATTGGCGTCGTGCAGGCGGTGATCGACAATAGCGCGGCCCTCGATAAAGCGGGCATCAAGGTCGAGGTCTTCTCCGTCGGTAAATACAAGGCGATGGGTGCGCCCGGCACTCCGCTAACAGACGACCAGCGCGAGTTGATTCAATCGAACCTCGCCGAGATCGCGGCCGAGTTTCACGACGCAGTGCTTTCCCGTGGCCGCGCCATTCCAGCCGAAGCCATGGAAGGCCAGACCTTCAGTGGCAAGCAAGCCCAACGCCACAACCTCGCTGGCATGGTTCCGGACCGCGCCGACGCGATGCGCCGTCTGCGCGTCTATCACGCGTCAGTTGACACGGGATCACGGTCGATGAAGACCATCGAAGACGAACTCGCCGAAGCCCGCACTCAGGTCGCCAACCTGCAGCGGGATCACCAAGCCCAGACCGAACTTCTCAATGAGGCATCGACCAGCGTCGATTCCCTGCGCGGCGAAGTGGAGTTGCTTGCTGCCGAAATCGACACGCTGAAAGCGGAGCGCGATGAGGCAAAGAGCCAAGCCGCCAATCTCATCACCGAGCGGGATGCCGCAAAGGTGCAAGTCACCTCGATGCAATCACGCATCACCGATCTGGAAGCATCGCAAACTGACTTCGACCGCAAACTGCAACTCGAAGTCGCCCGCGTCGTCGCCTCCACCGGCACCACGATGCCCGCCCAAGTGACTCCGGCCGGGGATGCCTCCCAAGCCGCGGATCTTCACGCGCGCTTTGCCGCCATCACCGATCCCGCTGAGCAGACCGCCTTCTGGCGCAAGCTCACTCCCGAACAACAAGCCCTCATCCTCAAACACCAAGCCTGATAGAAAGCCATGTCCAACACCCTCACCAACGTCAAAGACATCAAGGTCGCCCAACGGGCGCTCATGCCCTTCATGTCGAACCTCTTGCCGGTCACGGCATTCTCCACTGATTTCAGTCCGCTGCCCGCCGAGAAACTCGACACGGTGCGCGTTCCGCTCGTTGGCGCGCCCAGCACTTCGAGCGACTTCGCAGGCGACTACTCGGCCAATGCCGATTCCACGGTCACCGTGGTTCCGGTCACGCTCAACCGCCACAAATACAAGACCGTCCACGTCACCGCCAGGGAATCCGCCGAGACCTCGCTCAACGCGCTCGAAGCCCTAGTGGAAGCCGCCGCCCAACAACTCGCCCAGGACGTGCTGGTGGACATCTTCAGTTGCATCACGCTCGCCAACTTCGGCGCTCCCGGCATCACGGCTCTCGCCGCCACCGCCTTCGATTACAAGAAGGTGCTCGAAATCCGCCAGAAGTGCGGCGAGGCCAAGATGCCGCCCAACCCGCGCTCGCTGGTGCTCGATGCCGGCTACTACACCAACATGCTCGCCGACGACGTGGTGGCCAAGAGCTTCAACCTGAACCTCAATGCCCCAGCCGTCACTGAAGGCATGGTCAAGCGGATCGCCGGATTCAATCTCCACGAGACGTCCCTCATCCCGTCGGATCACGCGGAAAAACTCGTTGGTTTCGCTGCTCATTCGAGTGCTGTCGCGGTGGCAATGCGCTACCTCCAACCAGTGGCCGACTATCAGCAAGCCGGTGCCGTCACCGATCCCACCACGGGCATGACCTTCGGCTACCTGCGCTTCACCGACACCCGCGCCAACAAGATCTTCGTCACCCTCGAATGCCTCTACGGCTTCTCGGCGGCCAAGACCGACGCCCTCAAGCGCATCGTCAAACCATAAGCTTCTTCGGAGTTCGATTGGCATCCATCACCCTCTCTCGGGAAACCGGGAGGGGGTGTTTTGTTTGAAATATGCGACATTCATCAAGCCTCGTTTGATCTATTACGCAAATTTCAAACATCGCGCACGATTGACACGCCACGCGTGGCGTGAACTCGATCCAAACCGCCGCCGCCGAGGCATTCGTTGAAATTCTGCGTGATGCGGGCGTGCCGGTGACCATCGGAGGCAGGGTGTATCAGGCAATGGTCTCGCCAAGCGGACTGGCCGTTGATCTTGAGGAAGGCGGCTTCACCCAGGACGGGTCGCTCACGGTCCGGCTGCTCGTGGCGCACCTGCCAACTCCACCACCCGCTCACAACGACACGGTCCTCATCGGCGGAGACCGCCACAAGATCGAGGAGATCAACCGCAAGCCCGGCTCCGGGATCATCGAATACCGCGTGGCCCGCCGCTGAAAAACACCACCATGAACCAAGCCATCGAAGATTACCTGGCCGGCCTTTTCACCTCCGCGCAGCTTGTTCCAGCGCCCGAGGTTTTCACCGGGACTTCCTCCGACATCCGCACGCCCGAAACACACGCGATTCTCGTGCTGGCAGACTCGATTGAAAACGTGGTCGGCCCGCTTCACCGGGCGACGGTGAAAATCCTCGTGTCGTCACCCACCGACAACCGGGCGCAACACGCCACTCTCGCCCATGCGGTGAAGGGCATCATGGAAGGCGTGCTACCTGCGGCGAACGGATTCACCATTGTAATGCGCGGAAAGTCTGAGAAGGCGATGCGTGGAAAGTCTGGATGGGGTCAATTGCCGCGTTGATGCGGTGTGCTTGCGGCGCATCTGCGGCGGGGTCACGGCGCTTCGTCCCACTGGTAGTTCGGGCCGCGGCTGACACCGAGGCGGGCGAATTGTTTAGTGGCCTCGCTCAAGGGTGCCAGGCCGGTGGTGGCGCGGACGTTGGAAACCGTGCCGGTCAGGGTGTTGCCGGCATCGGTGCCGGTGCCGGTGGGTCCTTGGTAGGTATACGGATCGGCGGGGCTGATGGTCGCGGTGAAATCTCGCTGGGAAAGGATCGCATTGCGGTTGGGAATGAAAATCGTCCACTCATCACCAAAAACGCGCGCGCTCGCGTAGGGGAAACCGGCGGCGATTAGCGCTGCTTGCAAGTTGGTGATCTGGGCCGGCATGGCGTAGGGGTAGCCGGGCAGGGAAATGTTCGCGCCGCTGGCGTTTTTGACCATCGTCACATTGCTGCCGCTCAAGGTGACCGGGAAGTTATCCGCTCCACCATTCGTCCAGTTGGTGACGACCACGCTCATGGACTTGGCCACGCTGGATACCACTGTGCCGGTGTAGCCCGCCGCGATGAGATGCGCCTGTAGTGTCGCTGCCTGTGATGGCATCGCGTAGGGGTAGGACATCCCGGCGGTGATGTTGGCCCCAAACAACTTTAGCATGGTGATGCTTTTATTCCCTCTGTCACTGGTCATCGTCATGTCAATGGTGACGAATTTCCACAGCCGTGGGATGGATGCGCGCCCCCAGATCATCCAGTCGTCGCCGCGCGGTTCGGGCGACAGCGGGCTGTCGATCCAGTTGTGGTCCCAGGCGCTTAGGTTCTCGCTGCGTTCCAAGCGGAAAACCAGGTGGCCGCCGGGGTCTGTCCAGCCGTCTGCGGCGGAGCCGGGGAGGGTTTCGTAGGGGGAGAGGAAACCGGCCTCAAACCAGATCCCATCGTCATCTTCCACCAGCCGGAATTCCAGGGTTTGTTCGAGGTGATCGGGGATGATTTGGAGCGTGGTGCCGGTGAGCGGGATGCGGAGGTTTCCGGCGCGGATGATGAGGTAGGCATGGTGGGTGCCGGGGAGGGTGTCCTCGTGGTAGGTGATGTCGAGGGTGGCGCTCTCGCCGGGTTCGAGCAGGCCGGGGCCGGGGCCGGTGGTGAAGCGCGCGGGGTCGCTGGATTCGACGACGGAGGCGTCCACGGGCAGGCTGCCGGAGTTGCGGAGGGTGATGGTGATGGTTTTCATGCGTTTTTTCAGAGGGGATTGATGCCGAAGTCGAGGGTGCCGGTGATCAGTGCGCCTTCGCTCTCGCCGTCGAGGCGTGCGACCTGCTCGCCGAAGGGGGTGGGCAGCGTGCCGTAGGGGCTGCGGTAGCAGTAGGCGCGGCCGTTCACCGGGCGGCGGGTGCCGGGGATTTGCGGCGGGTCGATGGTGTAGAATCCGGACTTCCATGATGCCGGAAGGGCGGGGTTGCCGGGGCCTGTCCATTCCCATGTCTGGTCCTTTTGGATGAGCGAGCGGGGAAACTGCGTATCCGGCGCGTCCCAGCCGTCCGGCTCGTCGAGGATGTCCCAGGCGACTTTATACCAGGTTCCGGGGTGACTGGTGGGGACACTCCAGCCGTGGCGGGCGTAGCGGATTGCGGCGGCGGTCACCCGCTCGTCCTCGGGCTCCACCTTGGTGGCGGTGTAGTAGGCGCTGGGCAGGCCGGGGGCTTCTGTTCCGTTGTA